TAGAAAGATGAACACTCCAAAGTTCAATAATTGCACTGGGAGCTAATTTTGAAAGCTCTTCATAAACACTACTAATAGCAGTCCAAATAACATTATTATCTGTAACTGTTGAACCAATATCTGTAGGCCAATCGGGCTCTGACCCTGAAGATGTTCCTGCTGTTGTGCATTTAAAAAACAGACCAGTGATTTGATCTGAAGTTGCTCTTCTTATATCACCAAGACTGAAAGATGTACTTGCCGTCCATGCTGAAACTGCCATTTTTTATGGCTCCGCTACTTCGTTAAATGTCGCCTGGATCGTTGCTCTGTTCCTGTATGGAATTGTTTTAACCCAAGACTGGCAAATGAATTTAGAAGAACTAGCTTCACCTGGAGGAGTCCAATCGAAAGATTCACTTCCACCTCTTGCATCTAAGAAATTAGAAATTGTATCTGCATCAGTTTCACTAATATTTTTCCAAACTGGATTGTAAGATTTTAAATTTTGATTTAAACCAAAAACTAATCTCTGAACATATCCATCTCCGAACTGTACTTGCCTTACGTCAGGACTATTTATCTGCCGCAATCCATAACTCGGAGTAATAGAAGGGAATGTCGTCATTGTTTAAGCTAATAAGCCGCCTGGTCTTTTCTGGCGTACAAGTTCTGCTTGTATCGCACTTGCTAACATATTACCTAATTCTCTTGCTTCAGCCTCATCGCCTTCAACTGACGAACCAGAAGCATCTACATTTACAACAACAGAAGTACCACCTCCTCTGCCTAGATCGTGATTCGGAATAATATTACCGCTAGCACCTGGAACGAATAATTCTGGGCCTTCTTCTCCAACAACGTAACTTCCTCCTCCCTTTACAGGACCACCACTTGCTCTCGTTCCATCTACAGGAATATCTCCTGTAGGAGTAACAACATCGGCAATACTATTTCCAGGGAGGAACATTTTTGCGAACATCCACAATAGCCCTTTTTGTAATTGAGCCGCAGCCATCCTCGCAGCCATATCTAAGAAATGATCTCCAATCCGACTAAACATCCTTCCAAATGCTTCTTCAACACCCATTGTTCCTTTAATTATCCCTTTAAATGATTCAGTAAATGATGAACCAATTACTTTAGATAATTCAACAAGTTGATATTGTCTATTATTTAATTTTCTTAATTCTGTATTTATTTTGTCAACTTCTGTTGCTATCGAATAACCTACCTCTTCTGCCGCTATCTTTATCTGTTCAAATTCTTCTCTATAAGCCTTAAGTGCAATAATTGTTTTATCTTGTGAAGCATCAAATTGTTCTAAATCTTTAGCTTGTTTCGGCTCTTGGAACGCTTGACTAAAGAGAACTCCTATCGGACCAAACATTCCAGCACCAACTCTGTCTTTTAATTGCCTTTGCTTAAATTCTTCTTTAAGGATTTCTGTACGATCTTTAATAACTTCATTAATAGTCTCTTCTACTCCTGCCGTCTTCAACAGTTGCAAATACCTTAATTCTGTTTCAGGTGCTAAATCTTTATTAAGTTGATTAATAGCTCCCATTGCACTTTGAATATCATTTGCCTGTGCGATTGCATTGAAACTACCAACGTCTCCTCCGAAAAGAGCAGCAAATCCAGCCCCATCTTGTCCAAATCGTTTAAATTGTTCTGCGACTTGAACAGCTTCCTGTTTAGTAATATTTAAACTTTTACCTAATTGAACTATTTGATTTGCACTATATCCAGCATTAAAGCCCATGCTTCTCATGTCTCTATTTAAATCTGAAACTGACTTTCTAAAATCAATTATTTCTTGAATTTTCTGTGCAGCAGCAGTCGCAACAATTGAACCAGCAAAGCCAAATCCAGGGCTTAACGCACCACCTATAGCACCACCAATACCACCTAAAGTAGAAGCTAATCCAGATTGACCGAATAATAGAGGGAAGCCTCCACCGATCATTCCACTTTGCGCTGCTCCCTTCCACCTGCCTCCTACTCCACCAGAAGAAGCTGCCCATCCTTTTTTATTGGCTCCCTTTCCAATTCCCCACCTTTGTAGCCTATTCAAAGGAGCAAGTTGAGGCCCGTACTCAGCAGCCGTAAACCCTGTACTACCAGGCATACCTTGTGCCTGTGCCATCATTGCTAACTTTTCACTTGCCCTGAGATTCCTTTGATGTATGAGTAACCTCTTCTTCTCAATAGCATGAAGTTGTCTAACTGCTTTTACCGTTGGTAAATTTTTAAATTCGGAATCTAATCTAATTAATCGTTGGCTCGCTCTGGAAAGAGAAGGACTCCATCCCGATTTGTACGGACCATCCGCAATCATTCTTGCTTCTCTATGTTCAGCAGCCCTTTGGTTTATAGCTCTATTCCTCATCCTTATTTGTTCCTGAACTGGTGTCCCTTGTTCTCTGAAAGTAAAAGCTCTATTCCTATTGGAAACTCCTTGTCTATTTAAAATTCGACCAGCAGGACTTGGCATTGATTCCAAGACTCTCATTAAACCATCAGTATTTTTAAGCTCCATATTCATCGCACCTATGTCACCCGTCAGAGCCCTCAATCCTGAACCTATAGATCTAGCTTCAGCCCCGAACTGATAAACACTCCTTCCAAACTGATCAAGTCTATTAGTTGACTCCCATATTTTGTCTCCAAAGACAACTAAAGCCGCAGCAGCAACACCAGCAAATACAGGGTTATGCGCTACAGCCGCACCCATTAACTTTATGACAGGAATAGCAGTCGCTTTGATCCCAGACCATGCAGCAGCATAACCATTAATTTTAGGAATACTTACACCTACTACATTCGTTATCTTGTTTAAATCTGCAACAGATCTATTAATAGCTGCTCCACCGCCTAAAACACCTCCTAAGACACCTCCTCCTGCAATCCCTAACCCTAAAAAACCTCCTCTTTTAAGGTTGTTCCCTGCTTTTGCCCTTACCCTTTCAAATACATTTGCTTTTTGAACAACTTTATCTATTGACTTGGCCGCCATATCAGCTTCTTTTGCTATTTTTCCAAATCCCTTCTGTTCAATACGTCCTAAAGTTCTTTCAATACTTTCTAAGCTACGACTAATACGATCAGTGGCACGTTTTATTGCCTGATCTTCTACTTTAAAAACTATAACTCGGGTATAGTCAGCAGCCACTCCTTTCTAACCCGATAAACTTCACTCTACTTTACCTTGTTTGTACCCGACTAGCAGTACCTTTTTGAACTTTATCTTTTTCTCGTTCATCTTCTTCATTCTTTAACGCAAAATAGGCTGACCACCCTCTCAACTCTTCCATCGTCAAATTATCTGACAACTGAGATACCGTCATCCCTAACTCCTTTGCTAGAGAAAACATAAAATACCAAAGTTTATTGGCTTTTCAAGTCAGCCTGAACTTCTTCCACCTCCTTATCCGTACCAGATTCAAGCATTGCTAACTGTATTTCCTGTAAAACAGCAGCTTCAATTTCACGCCTTAAAGTAGCCTTATCTCCATCTTGGAATAATCTTTTACTATCTTTATCTAAAGCCTTTTGGATCATCAAAGCTAATGCAAAATCATTAGCATCATTTGTTCCTGCTTTTTTCTGAATTGATTCTCTTTCTGCAATTGTTAATGGATTCCAATATACAGTTAAGACAGTTTCACCATCCTTAACAACGTCATGTTGATATAACTGACTAACTCCAAATTTGTTGCGGAGGAGTTCAATGGCTTTAACCATAAGTTAATATTCGATTAGTATTAATACTATACTAAGCGTTTGCAGAAAATTGGCAGGTTATTACAGCCATACAATGTGAATCGTTTTCAGTATCAAATATTCCTGGCCCTACGACATCCCTTACTTTGGGCTTGCAACTATAAGTGTCAACATAATCAGAAGCATTAACAGAGGTCATGCCATCAATAACGGACTCACTGATAGCAGCTAATATTGATGTCCCTTTGTTCTTCGGAACATAAACATTGCATTGTATGAAACCTGAATAATAATCACTGGAAGCACCTTGGTTTTGCATCGTTGCTTGACCAAAATTAACGCCTAAAATGATGTATTTAACTGTCTTACCAGGAGTTGTATAAGCAATATTGTCATAAATCATTTTGACAGTAGGATCAACATCCGTCACTGCATCGGTAATTGCTTTTTCAAAAGCGGCTCTAGTTTTTACAAGTGTCATTGTTTAAGAACCTTGAGTTTTCTCATAGCCAGTTCTAGGTCTGAAACCTGGCTCATATTCTCTTCTTAGTCTAGCTGTTTCAATTCCTCCAAACACATTTCCACCGATACGAACATCTGCTTTCTTGTCTGTCATTATTTCATTTAATCTTTGATTTAAAGAAGCAGTTCCACCTCCTCCTCCTGAAATGTAATTCAGTAACTTTGATTTAGGAGACATTGCAGCGTATGGAGCATATTTAACTGCACTACCAATATAAACTTTATCTTTTAATTTGAATTCTGGGACAGCATGACGTTGTTCAATAATAGGTTCATACCCTGGAGATAAAACAGTTGTTTTCCTCCCTCCCATATTTCTAGTCGTTTTCCTTATACCTTCCCACGGAGTTCCTTTTGGAGTTTCTGTTCTACTAATTGGTCTTTTATTCGCTTTCCAATTAGAAGCAAAGAAACCTGTTAAAACAGGACTGTAACCACCGTCTTGAGCATCACTTGTTAAGTCAGAGATAGTAGCTTGAATTAACAAATTAAAATCATTTTCAATCTCTGCATATAAATCTTGTTCAATCCTATTCGTCAGTTGACGAGGTAATTCTTTTTTACTTAACTCTGCTTGTAACTGTTTATAACTCTTTGTGGGCGTTTTTCTTCTAGCTTGTCTTTTGCCATTCCATCTCCTTTCTTTTTTCCTAGCCATTAAAATCTCACCTGAATTGTATGTAGATAAACCTGTCCACCACGTTTTGTATCTATATCAATAATCTGTGCAACCTTATTTCCTCCTCCATAACTCAACGTAATCTCATCTTCAAATGTAGGCTGATGATCTCCAATTAAATCAGGTGTTATATATAACTTTGCTCGTCTTATTTCCCTTCCTTCATCCTGTTCTGCCTGTATAAATTCAACTGGAACCTTTATATCTGCATAACTTGTCGTTGAAATCAATTGCTTTCCAGCAGCAATGTTATAACTGCCTTTTGCATTAACAGAATAAGTAATCGTAGTGTCTAAAGCTGTTCCAAGATCAGATACAACCTGCTTGGCAATTGCTTTAAATGCTGTGTCTAATGCTCCTGCCATGATTAACCTCTAACTACCCGAACTTGATAGCTGCCAC